ACGAGCCCGTAAGCAACCGGGATCTCCTTTCCTTCGAGATCAGGCGAGATGTCCGGGTAATCATTTTTCGTAAAAACCTCAAGCGGCAGGTCTCGGTTGAGGTCAACGACCGGCCCCGAGGTTGAGACCGAATAAATGTCATCAGACATAGCGAGCGCGGAGACTTTGGATTTAATGAATGGCTGACCCCCGAGTTTAATTTCGAGGTAATCGGGCTCGTAGTTTAAAAGTGACTCCCGACGCTCAGAGAACCTGACACCGCCAGAGGTCGGTCGGCTGACATCTGAGGCCGGTCGAAACTCTCTTGAGACATCGCCGAGGTCAATCCGGGTGGTCGCTGTATCATAAACTCCGAGGGCTTTAACCTGATCGGTCGACTCGGGCTTGAGGTAAAGCGTCCGAGAGGTAATGTCAAAATAAAATCCTTCCTCAGCCGCCTCAAGTAAATCGAGCGAGGCGACCCGGGTCAGGTCTGAGCCTGAGTCGGTGACCCGTCGGACATCAAAGAAAAGACAGCTCATCTCAACCGAGTAGATACCTTCACCCTCAGAGGTGAGCGTAAGATACGACGTCCAGAGCGTAAGATAAGCCTCGACCTCAAGCTCCGGGTGAGGTAAGATAACCCGGGTCTCGGCCGCCAGAGTCTCAAACTCAACCGCTGAGCTCAGCACCTCGCCTCCGCCATTACCTGCGGCGAGTTTGACTTGATAAGTCACCTCGGGCGTAAGCCCTGAGAGCTCGGCTGAAACTATCGCCGGGTCGTCGATATAGAGTCGCTCGTCCCAGAGAGAGGTTGCCGAGTTGTAGACAAGCAGACGATAATAATCAGCCCGTCTCACCTCCCAGATAAGTTCGGCTGACTCAGAGGCTCTCTCAGAAACCTCAAACGAGTCGATCGCCGGAAGCCTGGGCAAACAGACCGAAACGACGTTGCTAAAATCGGAATAGCTAAACCCCCCGAGAGTCACCCATTTCGCCCTTAGCTTGTATCGATAGCAGTTATCCGCCGAGACATCCGTGTCAGAGTAAGAGACCTCAACGCCTGATAAGGTCTCATAAATCAAGAAATCAGCATCGGTATAATGTAATTTAGCGACGTAATACTGAGAATCGTTATTAGATACAAGAAGTCGCCAGCCACGTGTGATATAGCAACCTTCGAGGTGTGTATTGGTGTTCGTTCCAATCGTTTTGAGGTCTTGCCAGGTATCGCCCCTATCGTAGCTAATAAGGACATGAGCGCCGTCTGATTTAGTTTCGCCGACTACAATGTTTTTCCCCCGGGCGGCAAATGAGGAGAGCGACTGATAATCAAACGTCAATTTTTGAGTCCAGTTTGCCCCCCAGTCCGTTGAGCGCCAGACGCCTTTTCTTTGATTTTTTAAGACGATAACGCCGTCTGAGTAGACCTCAAAATTAACTATTCTATACCCGCTCATATCAGGTGGTGTTATCTCGACCCAGTTTGAGAAGTTAAGATCGCCTCGATAAATCTGGTTCTCGGCTGAGTAAAAAACATAACTGCCGATTATCTGGGCGTGGACACCACCCACCCTCGGGATGTTTTGAATTGTCCAATAAATCGTCTCTCCGAAATCCTTAATAATACCGAACTTTGAGGCTCCGTAATTGATGATAAGACCTTCTCCGGCCTCAGCGTCAGTGATGATGATCCGGGCAGTCATATACCCTGACCAGACCTGAGTCCAGTTAGCGCCTCTGTCGGTTGAGCGCCAGACCCGGCCGTCAGCGTCACCCGCTAAGAGGACATCGTTAGAAAAGCAGGCGATAGAGACAAAGTTTCCTGTTTTTAAGACTGACCACGTCAGGCCGTTATCGCTCGATTTAGCTATCCCGAAATATCCGGCGCCGAAAAGCGTCCCATCTTTAAGCTCGCAGAACTCATAGAACCATTGAGTCGTAGAAGGTGGTGTGCCTTCCGACCATGTGCCCTGGCCGAGGGTCTCAGGATCTTGTTTCCAGAGCTCCACCCAATCCTGCCAGGCGCCGCGGTTTTCCCAGCTCAGAACGACTTTACCGCTGACCGCTCGCCCCGATAACTCACCCGGCGCCTCATGCTCAGCGTAAGTCCGGGCTGAGGTCTCATTAGAGTAATCGCTAATTCCGCCGAGCCCGAAAAGCGTATATGCCCTGACCCTGAAGAAATAAGTCGTATTCGGCTCAAGGTCAGTGATTGATTTAGACCCCGCAGAGACCGGAGCTGAGTCAATCTGACTGAACTCGCCGCCTGTCAATTTCATCTCGATCAGCATCAGCGTCGCCCTCGGAACCTGACATCTCCAGACCAGCCGGATTGACGTTGATGAAACCGGATAAGCAAAGAGCTGGATAAGTGACACTATCAGACCTCAATAAGCGAGAGCTCAGCCTCAGAGTAACCTGAGCCGGCGTGGTAGATGAGAGGTGTTGACGGCGGCTCTTTGAATCGACAGATGAAACCGCCGATAACGGGCGCCGATAAAAGAAGCGGTCTCACGACTCCTGAGACAGATAAAATGGTCTCTAGACCTGATATGTCTGAGTCATCAAGACCGCGAAAAGTAAGTTTATAAGTGCGAAGTTTGTAATACTGCTTCCCGGTATATACGCCCGAGCCAGAGATTTCGGCCGCTGACTTAGAGTCAAAACCCCGCTGAAGCGGCATCAGATAATCACGAGAGAGACTAAGCTCTGAGGCGAAAGCAAAAATAAATCCGATGTAAGGGTAGTCGATAAAATCAGAGGTCTTAGTAAAAGTCACCCTGAGATAGCGGATAGAAGTTTTCGAGATAATAAACGGGTCAGTGCTGACAACCTCTGACGAGTAGTTTTGAGTGAAGTTTGAGTCTGAAGCTGACTCTAAAGTGACAGAGACGCCGGCGGCTGAGTAAAACTTAGCCAGCCCGATATGGTAATTCCCGACTGCCCCGATATCGAGCGTCACCTGAGCGGGCGAGGTCTTAACCCCGGCGACCCAGGGCAGATGAGTGCTCTCAATCAAGACGCTCTCGGCCGGGTGATCGGCCTGCTCGCTCGAGGCCGAGACGATTGAGCCTGAGACTAAGCGGTTATCGTAGTAAAGTTTCGTTGACATCAGACATTCTCCACGACTGCGGCCGGGATCGTAATCTCACCCCGGCGGAGAGAGCGGCGAACGACCCTCACGACCTCACTCTCAAACTTAGCGCCTGAGATATAGACAGCGACCGGCATAGTAATTCTCTGCTCACCCCCGGCCTCCTCTCTAATGACCTGCCGTATAAGGCTATCGGGTAAAACAAACTCACGCTCACGCTCGCCGATCTCAACGCTCTGAAGTAGAGTCGGGCGCTCAAAGACAGCGCCTCGGGCAAGCGGTAGAGGCTGAGCGGCGATAACGGCGACCTGAGCCGCCCCGAGAGCCCCGACCAGAGCCGCCAGCCAGAGGTTCGGCAGAGCCTCAACGACAGCCCGGGCGGTGTTAATTATCGCCTGAAAAATCGCCGTGGCTTTCTCCTCTCTCGCCGCCGCCTTTCGAGCTGAGGTGCGTTTAATCTCAAACTCAGCCTCAAGTGCCTCGACAGCCCTCGCCCGACGTGTCTCATCTTTGATCGTCGCGTTGATTGTCTGAAGCCGGCGTTTATACTCGTTTTCAATCGCTATCTCTCTATTCCGCTGAGACTGAGCGAAAATCGAGTTTAAGCCCGAAAAGACCTTATCAAAGGTCTCGCCCAGAGTTGACATTTCCTCTTTTACCTTATCGACCCATTCCTTAAAGCGGTCTGTGGCATCTCGAGTCCAGTCGGTTATCATCGGCCTGGTAGTTAAGACCATCTGACGTATAGCCTCGCCGAGTTTACCGGGCTCTTTCGGTAACGCCTGAAGCGGTGACCGCAGAGACTCAATCTCACGCCTGAGCTCTGCGATAAGCCTTGACGCCTCCCCTGTAGTTATGAGACCTCGCTCCTGAGCCTTAACGAGGTCGCTGATCTGAGACTCAAGCGCCCGGATCTTAGCGCCCGTCGGGTCGAGCTGATCTCTGACTTTTTTAACAGCCTCGGCGAGCTTCTGATTTTCCTCAGCTAACTTTTTAGCGGCCGCCGCCGCCCGTTTTTTAGCCTCCTCATCAACGATGGCAACGTTACCTGTCTCGTTGATAGCCTCTGTTGCCGCTTGAGCGGATGCCGCAACGTCGACGTTAGTCTCTTTAAGATAATGTCCAGCCGCCCGGGCTCGCTCTAACGCCGCCGCCATCCGCTGGACAGACTCGTCGTATTGCTTATTTGTTTTTGACAGCCCAGCAAAAAAAATAGTAGTTTGATTTATAAAATTGCTTAGAGTCGCAAATGCCTTCTCGGTGACCTTGATGACCTTAGTCAGCATCTCGGCCAGACCTGAAGCCCAGAGCTTAAAATCACTTGAGGATGTTAAAGTCTTTATCCGCTCATTGACGTCTTTAATTAGTTTTGCAAAGTCCTCATTTTTAATAATCGCCAGACCGATTGTCTCGAGTGAGTCGCCGATGGTATTTTTGAGCTGAGCCATCGCACCTGAGTAAGTCTCAGTCTCAGAGCGGGCTCGCTCATAAAGCGGTGATAGTCGCTCAAAAATCGCCGCCCGTTTTTCCTCAAGCGGAAGGGTCGAGTCAATCTGAATGCCGTATCGCTGAAGCATCGCGGTCTGGCCGTTAACGGCTTTTTGAACGATGCGGATGGCTGAGTCAAGATCCATCCCGTAGACCTTAGAGAGACCGATTGCAGATTTTGTCGCCTGCTCTATCCCTCGCCGGTCGAGGTTCGTCATCTGAACGAGCAGAGTCATAGCCGAGCGGGCGGCCTCGTCAGAGATTGTCGTCTCTTGCTGGATCGCCTGACTCAGGGCGTTAAACTGAGGGAAAAGCTGAGCGGCTGAGCGGCCGGTTGTCTCGAGCGCAGTCTGAAGCGCTCGGTCGACCGACTCAGACTCTGCGGCGGCCGCAATAGCCTGCTTAGTAACGTCCACGACGGCTCTAAGCGCCTTAGTCGCCAACTGATAAGTCAAGATTCCTGAGGCTATGGTAGAGGTAAAACCACCCGTCTTTTTATCGGTTTTCTCGGTCTCAGACCCGAGCTGAGAGACCTCGCCCGAGACCTGCTTGATTGACTGGATCGCCCCTGAGGCGTCGGCCTCAATCAGGATTTTGACATCTGCCATCGTTCCTCAGCCTTATCGTTTGAGATTTTTTGATATAACTCTCTAAGCGTCTCGAGTGCCTCAACGAGCACCTCTCGCTCAATGTAGTCATAGCCGAGCCTCGAGTATTCAATCGCCGCGACGCCTGATGAGCGCCCGAGCTCGGTAAAAAATGAGCGGTAAAATGAGAGGGTAAACGACTCGAACGGAGTGAAAGCGGCCGTGAGCCGCTCAAGCTGACAATTAACGCATGCCTCACGCTCAGCCTCGCTCTCGTGTCGCTCGTGGTCTTCCGGCCTCAGCACCGAGCGCCAGCGCTCGCCGTATAAATCGGCGAAGGCCGTCAGACCTCGAAAAAATTTTTCAGATCACCCGCCGTGACCACGACCTCGACCCCGAGCATTGAGGTAACCGGCTTATCATCAACGACGACCTCGACCGGGAGCGAGACTAAGAGCCCGAGATACTTAGCCTTTGTCTCGTCGTTACAGGGCACGGGCTGGCCGTTGTCGGTCAAGTCCCATCCGACGATGACCTGACGACAGAGCTCGAAGGTCGCCGGCCCGACCGCACCCGCCTGGTCAATCTTGCCGTAGTCGACGACACTCAAGTCAGCCGGCCTCAGGGTCAGGGTGATCTCAACGGGCTCACCACCGATGAGAGCCTTAAATGTCCGGGTAATCTGAGGATGGATAGTTTTAACGTCTAACATCGCTCACCTCGTCTCCTTAACTCGCCAACGTCGTGAATTCCAGCACGTCTGAGGCACTCTCGCCGCCTGAGTTGCCGGCGATTAAGATCGCGTGATACGTGGTCTCAGGCGTCAAGCCTGTAATCAGACCCTCGGTCTCCGTAGGATCGTCAGAGTAAAACCTGGTCTCCCATCTCTGCTCGGCCTCATTATAGAGCTGAACCTTAAAGTAGTCGGCGCCCGTGACGTCCCACTCGAGAGTGACCTGTGTCGCTCCGAGGCCGCCAGTCTTAACTGCAAAGCTATTTATCTCAGGAAGCGGCACCGACCAGTCGCCATCGAGCCGGGTCGTGAGCTCAGCATAAATCGGCTTTGTCTCACCTGTCATGCCAAGCGGCGCCGTCTCAGCCTCGAGGGCTCGTAAGACGACCTTCGCCGGGATAATCTTTGAGTCAGCAAATTCGACATCCTCAATCGCTAAGCGAGGGAGGTCAAACTTGAGCTGATATGTCCGGGATGTGCCAGGGATTGTCGGGCCGGGAAAAACTATATCGGCCTTTTTTTCATTGCCGTCTGACCAGTCTTTAAAATAAGCGGCGTTAATCGCATCCATCCTGGGAAACTCAAGCGTCAATTTAATCTGAGGCTTATCGGTCTCGAGAGGCTCGATGATCCCGAACAACCCGGCGACGTGCTCAGCGTCAGGCTTCCGCTCAAACTCAAGCGTGTAGTTATTCGGGTGAACGATGTCATCGTCGCCGAGAGCCGCTCCGGCCTGAGAGTTAAGTCTAAACCGGGCGTTAGCAAATTTAGCTTTATACTTCGGTGATCCGGGAACAGTCGATGCCTCAAGCGTCACGATAGTCGTGTCATCAACGAGATTGCCCCGCAGAGCGACCGACATCTTAACGAGCCCGTTATTAACTGACAGAGTGACCTTCGTCACCTTAGCCGACGGAACGCAATGGAATTTTGACCCCTTCTCGACAGCGTAACTCACGAAACCCGTCTCGCGGTCAGCGAGCGAGAGCTTATGCGTGAACGAGCCGTCGCCGTTATCGGTCACTGAGTCGATACCAAATAGCAGAGCCATGAGGAAATTCTCAAGCCCGTCAAAGCGGTAATCAAAGTCAAGCGTAAAATCGACCGCATTTTGAAAAGTCGTGTCGAGATACTTTTCAAACGCCCCGTAAGTCTCATCCTCAACGACCTGATAAGCCGGCTTAATAGCCCCGGCGTTAGTCGGTAGAATGCCCGTGTTCGGCCGGTTTAAATCAGCGACCGAGCCCCAGGCCGAAGCCTTAGCGACGGCCGCCTTAGTTAATCTTCTTTCAATTGCCATTGTCGTGTGCCTCCGTTTTTGATTATATCACCTCAAGCCCCCGGCGTCATAACCCATCGTAATAGCCGGAGACTAAAATCTCAAAACGTAAATCAAAAAGTCCATAGCGGTCAGCCGAGAGAAGCCCGGCATCGGTTGTCATCTCGCCGCCATTTACTATCGCCCCGAGGTCTCGGAGAGCCCCTGAGACCGCTGAGGCTTCAAGTGCCGCCCTCACGTCCTGCGACGCCTTCAAGATGTCTCTCACCGGGTCCGGGCTCTTAATGAGCCCTCGTATTGAGACTATCATTGTCTCATCAAGCGAGTGGTAAGCTCTCTCCTCGACCCGGGTGCTCTCAAGCGCGACCGAGTATCGCGGATAACTCAGCGTCTCTTGAAAGACAATCGCCTGAGTAGAGACCTCGGCGGGCGTAAAGTAATAACCATTTTCTTTCTTGATCGCCTTTAGCGCTGAGACGACCGCGTCGATAACTCTGAGCCTGAGCGGGTCACTCATCTCGGCACCCTCGCATCAAGCATCTGACGCAGTCTTATCGTCGCGGTAGCCATCGCATCCGTAAAGTAAGACGACCCCGGGAGTGTAACTTTTTTGACTAAAAGAAAAAGTAACCTGACACCTGAGTCATTAAGTTTGATACCCTTAGTCGTTTTCCGTTTAAATACCTTAGCGCTAACACGCTGAGCAAGAAAAAGTTTACCGGCCTTAGTTTCTATAAAAAACGTGTCTTTGTAATCAGCCGCCCGACCTCGAGTTCCGCCGAGCGGTATCGTGAGATACTGACGGTTCTTTGGTTCAATCTCGCCTCCGACGTCTTGAATCCGGGCGTAAGGTATCGATTTTCTGCCCTTGACTCCCGTTCCTACCAGAACCTCAGCCCCGCTCTTAGTCTGACTGACTTTAAAGCCGAGCGATGAGAGCAGATGCCCTTTAGCCGACTTAAACCGCTCGGCGCCGAGAGACTTAACCTCATTAATCGCCAGCGGCGCCCAGCGCTCAAGTGTGTCATAGACCCACGAGGTCTGGGTGAGCGCCGTAAACTTTCGCTGAGCCCCTGAGGTGTCGGTCTTAATTCTAATCATCTGAAAACCGCCCGGCGGTAACGCCTCAAAGTTTGTCTCACCTCGGGTAAATATTCATCGTCTTGAATTCGGTTAACTGAGCCGTCAGGGAAACTCATTGAGCTCACGCCCCATGCCCGAGTCCGTGTTTTTTGATACTCAAACGCCACCTGCTTGAGAGCGGCCAGCTTGAGAGCGAGCGGCCAGGTCTGATATCCAGCGCGGTAAGTGAC